GAAGTCTACCCCCGTGTAGTCCCTTGGGTCATTCGTGTTAGTGTGTAACTCAAAGTAGTCCCGATCAAACTTCCTAATGAACGTAGAAGTAGCAACGAACATCTTAGGAATAGGGACAATCTCAAAGCTTCCGTTCATCATCCTAATCTGAGAATGAAAAGCGAACAAGATTCTTTCCAGTACCGAATCCCACGGCCTACCCTCAAAGATGGAACCTCTGTCCCCTACGTCTTGCCAGCGTCTATAAAATAGCGGCTTAAAGTCTTTAACGGTGGTTTCTGCTAGGGTGTCGAACTGAGTGTTGTAAGCCCTATGGTTGTTTGCTCTAAGGTCTACCGCACTAACTAGGAAGTCTGTCCCGTTGGTTAACTCTAGTGGGTCTACCTCTCTGAGCATCTTAACAATCGCACCAGCGAAATTACTAGGGTGTTCATCTATCTCCCACGGTGTCCCCGAAGCTATCTCTTTGAGTTTCCCTAGCCCACACATTGCGGTGACCCTGAAGACGTATGGCTTATGTGTAAGGTCGATATTTACCCCATCTTGGTAGACCACACCGCACCACATTAGTTCGGCATCTTCGTAGACTCGGATTCCAAACCTATCGTCTTGCAGTTCCATAATGTCGGACGCTAAGTCCTCTAGGTCGGGCAAATAGTCAACGTCCTTAATCATTATGCCCATTGATAACGAACTGCCTTGTATGGGGCTTAACTTGTCCCCTGAGCCGTATTCAATGGTGAAGCCGTCACGGTCTAACTCAATGTTTCTAGTGGGCGTTATCACCCCATTGTGTTCGGTGTCGATAATGTGAATGGTGTACTCCCTAGCGGTGGTGGTAGAAGTAAACTTAGCCTCTGCCCTAACCCTAGTGTCTGAAATGATCGCCATTAGTTGTAACGGGCTATTGTGTTATTTGATCTATTGCGTGAGGTTTCAAGGTCTGAACCTTTTATAGTCATACCGATTAAGCCCCCTACTAAGCCACCTAAAGGCCCAGCCATTGCACCGATTTGAGTACTTAGGAGTTGTGTTATCACCTGACCAATAGCATTAGAGAAGATAGCGGAAGCGTCTTGGGTTCCCCGTGCGGCATCTAGCAGACCCTGGGCAAGTCCACCAGCGGCAGACCCAAAGTCAAACATTGAATCTTCCAATAGCCCATACTCAAGGGTTTCGGGGTCATATCCGTACTTGGACCTTAATTGGTCTAGTCTGAATTGTTTCTGCCCCGATGTTCCCGACCTAAAAACTTCTTCAAGGAACGGCTCATCTATACCAGCCTCTTCTTCTATTCCGATATCAGCCAAGTCAAGGCCATCAACACCGAACTTTTTAAACTGCTCCCTCTCCCTTCTGAATGCTGCTAATTGGTCAGCTGACAACTTCCTATTACCTTGTAGGAATCTTGTGACACCGTTCATAGTGTTAGCGAAGTCAATCATTTCCTTCTTGGCCTTCTCCCTTGCCTTTAACTCTTCCTTGCTTAACTCCTTAGACTTCTCATCTTCATCTTTCGAACCAATGGGAATAGGCATCCCCGTTTTAGGGTCTAAGGTCGCTAGGTTGAATCCAGCCGAAACTGGAACGAATGGCTTTGCTCCCGTAGGTATCTGACCCATTGGAGTAGCCCCAGCCTTTACTGCCGCTTCGTATGTAGCCGTATTAGCCGCAGTTATCCTAAGTTGCTCGTTGTAATCTTTCTGAGCCTTCTCTAGTTGCTTAATGCTATACTCCGTGTCTGTCCAAAACTTGAGTTCATCAACGGGCAATTGATCCCAAGTACTTATAAGAACCTCCGTGGTTTCGACTATGTCCCCTAGTGAACTAAGAACACTTTTCCAAATGGAAGACTCGCCAATTGTATTAAGAAGGCTATCGAACTTGTCCCCAAGGTTAGACACGCTACCGCCTAGAGTTTCAGAGATTGCAGCCATTGAGCCGCTAACCCCCTCAAGGTCACCTAGACCCTTAACATACTCCTCAATTGCCTGAGTGGTGAAGTCTACGGTTGTGGCTTGCTCCTTAAAGGTGAATGTAACCTTGTCCCCCTCCTTGGATGCTTTAATGCCGAAGGCCTTGAGGCGTTCGAATTCCCCCGTTGTTGCATCTGCGACTGCTTCTGCTAACTGATCAAACCCTTGACCCACGGAACTAGCTAGGTCACCATATTGGCGCATTGCCTCCATTGAGGGTTTGAGGCCGTAGTTAGTGAGTTTAACAAAAGCACCCGACAACTCAGCGACACTAAAGGGCGTTCTAGCCGCCATATCCTTAATGTCCAACAAGGCTAGTTTAGCCGCACCACTAGAACCAAGGGTATTAGTAAGAACCGCTTCAAACTTCTCAAACTCAGACCTTACCTCAATGACCTTCTTGGAAAATGATATTAAGACTTGAGCAGAAAAGGCCACCGCTATCGCTCCCCCGATTTTCTTCATTGCCCCACTCATAGAGGCCTCCGACTTCTTGGAACTGCCCTTAATGGCTTTCTCCATCTTAGCCAGGTCGCTCTTCAGGCTGGTAACGTCAGCGGTAATCTTTACATTTAGTTCTTCTACGGTCATACGACAAAAGTAGTTTTACCCTTCTTGCCCCTTATTCCACGCTTCTAATACCTTGGCTTGTTCCTCAAAGGAAATAGCTGGTTTGTGGGGGTCACCGTCAATAAGTGGTATCTCTAGAATGTCCTTTGCTTTAACAGGCTTCTTGACGTGTGGGTTAATAAGTGCAGCCATCATATTCCGCCAGCGATCATCTTCCCTAGACATACGCCTATTCACCCCCTCTAGCCGATAGATGAACTCTTTGAATGTGGTATTGTAAAAGCGTTCTAACGGGAGGCCCAGGTCACCACACCAAAGAGCCTCTGCCTTGTCGAAGGTTAGTCCGCTACCTCCTTTCCCCCTTCCTTGTTCTCTACCTTTGGTAAGGACTCTAAGAACTCTTTAAGGGCGTTGCCCATTAGTTCGGGGTTGGTCTTGGCGGTTTCCAAGAAATCATCTTCTGTGACCTCTAACGGCTTCTTAACGGACTTCTTGTAAGCTAGGTGAGAAGAGTACATAAAGGAAGCGATCCGCTCCCAGTCCTCTAGTTTGAGTTGATCACCGTTCTCCCGATGGCCCGTGAAGAGTGCTACTATCTCAAATAGGTCAGCCATTGTCTGTTCGAAGGTTTCCAATCCTCTAAGCTTGCCGTACTCAATAAACGCCCTATTCGTCCAAATGAATTCTTCAATCTTCATAGTAGCTTCCTTATTATCGCTTGTACTCTTCTAACTATCTTATTCTTATTGTTCTCGAACGCTGGTCTTAGGTATGGCTTAGGCCCTCCATTTGGCCCCGTTCCCGTTGGCTTACCAAACTCTATGTAATTAGCATAAACCGCATTGCTACCAATCTTGAAGCCGTCTTCTATCTCGTTGGTTAGTATTGAGTCTTTAAGGAAGCCATCATCCACGGGGACTATTTCCCTAGCCTCACTCTGTATCTCTAACGCACTTGTAGCCAACTCAGCTAATACGGCATTATAGACGGCTATCTTAGCCTTAGTCAGCTTGCCCCTTAACCTCTCGTCTTGTACATCAACCCTAAACACTAGTAGCGGTAAAGGTGACCATTCCAGTTAGGTCAGGTGTAGGGAAGCTTTCCACTCGGTACGTTGTGCCCCTCCAGCTAATAGCCTTAATAGACTCGCTACCCGTGGTGGTTACCTCCTCAGAAGAATAGTCCGTAGCGTCCCTCATTGTAACGACAATAGAAGCGTTTCTAGAGGCGTTTGGGTTCTGTTGGGTGTACCCTGTGGATTCAACTTGAACGTCTGCGTACTGCTCTCTAAGTTGCGTTAAAGCGGTTGTGAAGCCCCCAATCTCGTCCTCAGTATTGGTTTCCGTATAAAGAATTATTAACTCTCTCATCCTTACCTATTTAAAGTTAAGCATAAAAAGAGGTAAATCTCCTATACCCCGACAAAAGGTTTTTAACCGTGAATTCAGTTTCTGAAGTGATGGTTCCCTTAATGGTTACCTTCCTTTCGTCATAGAGTTCTGAGGCAATTAACAAGATAGCTTGTTGGATAGCATCGGGTAAAATTGAGGGTGTTGCCGTATAGGTAACTTCTATCTCTTCATATCCTGTATCGACCGAACTGACCACGAGCGTATCATCTCCCCTAGTCCTACTCGTTAGCGTTGTGCTATCCCCATTCTCATCGTAGCCCGTAACAACGACACTAGAGTAAGACCCATCCATTAGGGCAATAGGTAGTTCAAGGTGAAGCTTAGAGTTGTTGATCTCGTCTGTGAAGTCTGTTACTACTACCTTAACACCAATGACCTGGTCGAAGGCGTAACCCGTGTATCTCATAACGTATTCACGAGCGGAAGACAATAGGGCAGATAGTAAGTTCGTTTCCCCAGCGATGTCAGGGATTCTAGCGAATAGCTTTAACTCTGCTGATGTTACCCCAGTTTGGGCTGAAGTGCTGGTTATCTTAGTGCGTGTTCTCATAGTGCTAAAATACTACCACGAGCGTAAGACCTATAAAAAAAGGGGCCGAAGCCCCCTGAGTCAAAACCTAAAAACCTATGCTGCTAAGATAAACAAAATTTCTAAACCACAAAAAAGGGGGCCGAAGCCCCCTAGAAGATAAGTCACACGAATTAAGCATCAGCTTCAATTACGGTAGTGACGTTAGCGAACGTGTCAACGAAACAAGCGTCTGAATGGAACTTAGCAAAAGCCTCGCGCATCTCACCACGGACAGTAGTCTCGTTAGTGGTTACGTTAGTGCCGTCTTGCTCAAAGAACCTTACAGAAACTCCCTCACGCTGGAACAACTGACCGACATTCTGTGAATCCATCACATAGAACGTGTCACTAGCTACGGCTGAAGACTCCTGAATTGGGAGGCCATAGATAGTAGGCGTGTTGTCAACGAAGATGACAGGGGCGGTATATTGTCCCTGAGTGTCACGAGCGTAGGCCAACTGAACCAGGTCGGTAGGATTCATCATAATAGCGTCAGGAGCGTAATCGCTAGACTTCAGAAGACCGATAGCCGCCAAAATACAATCGTACTTAGTCGAAAGACCGTTAGCGATAGCATCCTCAAAGGAAGTACCCAGCAAGTCAGCATCAGTCAAAGCACCGCTAGACAGACCATAGAGGTTAGGAGCCGTTCCGTTACCAGTCAACAACTGAACATCTTCAGCGTTGTAGATTTGTCGTGGGAGTTCATACGCAAGGTAAGAAGTGATCCCTTGGAAGTCAGCCAACATCTGATTGGAAAGACGCATATAACCAGCGATAGTCTGAGCGTTGTACGTCTGAAGAGCGAAAGTCTTGTCGACTTGTTGCTTTGCAGAACCTTCAGCTACTACACCAGCCGCGTCAGTAGATGCGCTAATGTCGGGGAACTGAACCGCGTCACCGCTCATAGAACCTTGACGGAGTGCATTTCTTACACGAAACTTGCGCTCAACTTCAGGAAGAATAGGCAGATAAGCGTTGTCAACAACTTGAGTAGTCTGACCAGCAGTAGGCATATCCACACCCTTAACCTTCAGGTCTTCGATGTTGAAACGGCTAGACTCACCCTTAACAAATGAACGGAACCCGTCAGAGTCCATAGCGTTCATAAGGGCCTCCTGAGTAGTCTTAGCTACCGCGTCCTTGTCCTCCATTCCGTTTCCTTTCAGTTCGTTTACACGAGCCTCCAGGTTAGCGATAGAAGCGTTAGACTTCTCTAGTACCTCGTTGAAAGCGTTCAGCTTTTCCTGAGTGTATTCTTTTGATGCTTCTGCACCAGCGTTGATAGCACCATCCAAGTCTTTTTTGATGGCCTCCAACTGTGTTTTGATCTCTTCCATTTTCTTTTTAGGAATTATTAAACATTAATTGAGTTCCACAATTCTAAGACGTTCAACGGCTCGTTATTCGGAGTGTCCTTAGACGGCCCCTCAGTCACGAGTGTATTAATCAACGCTTTCAACTGCGAAAGTTCGTTCTCAATGGTAACAAATGTAGTATCAGTAACATTAGCCCCTTTAATGAAGCTTT